GTATCCTTTTTGAGGGCTACTTTGAACCCTTCGATATACATTTCCGCTTCGGATAATTCCGCGACCTCCGGGTCAAAGAACCGAACCTTCAGTTTGGGAATCTGTTTGTAGGCGGTCAGCTTCTTCAGCCATACCGCCGTAACAGAAAAAGAAACAGCGATGGTGTGAACGCCGGAGCGCACCACATCACGCTGCTTGGTTCCGGCTTCCGTTTCGCCGGAGGATTCCGCTTCCACATCATCCATGGAAACATCATAGGAATCGGGATGGGGTAAGGTCTCGCCGTTAAAGGCAAGGTAGTTATGAAACGCCACGGGTCACACCTCCTTATCTGCCGCCGGAGCGTAGGTTCTGTCGGTTCTGGGCATCGACGATAACTTCATCCAGAAGCGTGTTGCCCAGATACACGGGGATAGTAATATTGCCGCCAGCGGGAAGATTGCTGATCATATCCCGAAGGTCGGACAGCAGTGTGCTAACTGCGCCGTCGGAAGCGTTGACCGCACCAGTTTCCACGGTACCGCCTCCAGCGAGCTGAAGTGCAGCCATCTTGGGGCTGATAACCATGTCCCCGGCAACGCCGGACACAGCCTTCTCCACCAAATGCTTGCTCTGCTCGATGCCCTTGGCAAGACCAGCCATGAAGTCGGGCATCCAGCTTTCGTAGTCCGTAAGGGGGCCGACATCGGGTACAGAGAAGTGCAGATAGGAGCGGATGGTACTGGCCACGTTGCTGACCGCATCCTTGACCCTGCCAATAGCACTCCTGATGCCGCTAACAATGCCGTCGATGATGTCAGCACCCCAGGAGAATGCCTGGGAAGCCAACCCGGTCACATAGCCGACAGCCTGGTCGAAACCGGATTTGATGGTGTTGTAGATACCGCTGATGGTATTACTGATGCCGTTCTTGATAGACTGGAAGATATTCAGCACCGTGGTTTTGATCGTGGTGACCACTGTGCTTACGGTAGAACTGATGGTATTCCAGACCGTGCTGATGGTGGACTGGATCGTGGACATGATAGAGCTGATGGAAGCCCGCACGCCCTCAAAGTCACCGATGATGAAGGACTTGATGGCGCTGACCACGCTGGTCACGATACTCTTGATGGCGTTCCAGATGGTGCTGAAAATGGTCTGGATGGCCGTGAGGACGGTTGTAATCACAGTCTGGATTGCTGTCCAAACCGTGCTAATAATCGTCTGGATGGTGGTCATCACATTCTGGATGATGGTTTTCACCACATTGAAATGGGTGGTGACCAGGGTCTTAATCAGATTCAGAACGGTTGTGAATACACCCTTAATAGCCTCCCAGGCAGTGCTGATGACCAACTTGATGGCGTTGAACACCGTTTCTACTACAGTTCTGTAGATTTCAAAGTAGGCGGTGAACAGGGATTTGATGATCTCAAAAGCGGCAGTAAACACGCTCTTGATGGCTTCCCAGGCGTTTACGAAGAAATCCTTAATGGCGGTAAACACCGTGACTGCGGTGGACTTGATAGCCTCCCAGGCTGCGGAGAAGAAGCTTTTCAGGCCTTCCCATACAGCAATGGCGAACTCCTTAATGTTCTCCCAGAGGTTGATCCAGAACTCCCGGAAGCCCTCACAGTTGTTCCACAAATAAATAAACGCAGCTACGAGAGCTGCGATGGCGGCGATGACCAGCATGATGGGGTTGGCTGCCATGACGGTGTTAAGGGCACCGAAGGCGGTCTTCACAGCGGTGATTGCCGGGCCAATTTTAGGGAGGATGGTCATAATCGTGCCAACAGCGGTGATGACCTTACCAACAATAATCAGCACCGGGCCAAGTGCCGCAACCAGCAGGCCTATGGTGATGATGACGGTTTTTGTTCCATCACCCATACCGTTGAGTACATTGACAAAGCCCTGGATGGCCTCTACGATTGCCCGGATGGCGGGCATCAGCAGTTCACCAAAGGAAATCGCCAGCTCCTCCAGCGCACTCTTCAGAATGGTCAGCTGGCCAGCGAGGTTGTCCTGCATGGTATCGGCCATCTCCTGAGATTTGCCGTCACAGTTGGCAATCGCATTACTTAACTTGTCAATGTCGGCAGGGGCAGCATTCATCAAAGCCAGGAAGCCGGACATGGCGTTCTTGCCCACCAGAGCTTCTGCCGCCGCAGCCTGTTCGGACTCAGACAGGCCGTTAAAAGCAGTACGGCAGTCTGCCAGAATATCAGACAACTCACGCATGGAGCCGTCTGCATTGGTGGTGGCAATGGTGACCTCGCCGATGGATGCACCACAGATTTTGACCTCACCGGAAAGGTTGGTCATGATGGTACGAAGCGAAGTACCAGCCTGGGTAGACTTGATACCCGCGTTTGCCATCAGACCAATGGCTTCGGCAGTATCCTCAACGGAGAAGCCCAAAGCACCTGCGATAGGAGCAGCATACTTGAAGGTTTCGCCCATCATGGAAACATTGGTGTTTGCATTGGAAGAAGCTGCCGCAAGGACATCGGCGAAATGCCCGGAATCCGCAGCGGTCAGGCCGAAAGCAGTCAGAGCGTCGGTGACGATATCCGAGGTGGTTGCGAGGCTCTCTCCAGAAGCGGCGGCAAGGTTCATGATGCCCTCGATACCGCTGAGCATATCTCCGGTCTTCCAGCCTGCCATGGCCATGTAGTTCATGGCTTCAGCGGCTTCGGATGCAGAGAACTTGGTCTTGGAGCCCATCTCACGGGCTTTATCCCGGAGAGCTTCCAGATCCTCACCAGTCGCGCCGGACACAGCAGCCACCTGGCTCATTGCTGTATCGAAGTCGGCAGCGGTTTTCACAGCGGCTACACCCAGAGCGGTCACCGCAGCGGAGGCAGGCATGATGGCCTCACCAGCGTCGGTAATTTTACCGCCCAGTTTCTTCATATCCTCGCCAGTTGCCGCAATCTTCTGGAGAGCGGTGGCGGACTGACCAGCCTGCTCCTCCAGCCGTTCCAGTGCAGCTTCCGTTTCAGCAATTTCACGCTGCAGGGCATCATACTGCTCCTGGCTGATTTCGCCTCGTGCGAGAGCATCGTTTGCCTGTTCAGCGGCGGTCTTTAGAGTCTCCAGCTTCTGCTTCGTTTCCTTGACCGCATCACCGAGAAGGCGGTGCTTTTGAGCCAACAGTTCGGTATTGCCGGGGTCAAGCTTCAGCAGCTTTTCCACGTCCTTCAGCTGGGACTGGGTATTCTTGATTTCCTTATTTACGCCTTTCAGCGCATCGGAAAGTTTGGAGGTATCACCGCCGATTTCAACGGTAATACCCTTAATGCGTCCGGCCACAAAGGCACCTCCTTTCGCTTAGAATTTGTCGAAGTCTTCCTGGGTGGCCAGGGTGGCATAGGTGTAATCGTCATTCCTGCTCTCTGCGTACATATCGTTAATCATGCCGATGGTCAGCAGTTCCAGATCCCGGATAGAAAGGCCCAGCTGGACACAGCGGAGCAGGAACAACGGGGTTGTCATCTGGCGGTCACTTGGGCGAAGTTTTTTTTAGACTCCACTTCCTGCTGAGTGTTCAGGCCCCACAGTTCAATGATCTGAGGCAGAACCTGGTAGATGGAGAAGGTGTTGAAACCGTCCAGCCACTCTTCCGGGGTGTCGGGAATGCCGGGGTCAGCATGACGAGCCATAACGTAGGCGATGTTTTCGAACATCTCCAGAGAAAACAGATCCAGATTGGAGTTCTCAGGGTCGGCACTGCCTACGCTCTTCTCCAGTTCCCGGAGATCCTTGTAGATATCGCGGTGGAACTTGATGCGGTAAATGCGGGGAATGGCAGCAGATGCACGGAAAGGCACCTGCTTACCGTCGATCTCGATTTTCTTGACCATGCTCATGGTTATTCAGCCTCGCTTTCGGTAATGGTGGGCATATACACAGACTTGTACCAGTCGGCGTAAACGGTAGCATCGGTGGTGTTGCCAGTCTTGGCCTTGACCATGCCGTTGGGCAGAGGCAGCGCTGCGATGGTCAGAGTCTCGGTCTGAACTTCCTTGGAGTCCTCGTTGGTCTTGCCTTCGATGCCCGGACGGGATGCGGTACAGTTGTACATGACATGACGGATGTGCTTCTTGTCACCGTCGAACTCGAACAGCAGAGCAAATGCAGCCATTTCCACTTCAGAGTTCTCAATCAGAACACCGTTGTCATCCAGCATTTCCTTCAGCGTATCGGTGCGGAAGGACTCGGGAATCATGGCCAGTTCCAGATCGCCCTCATAGCCCATGTTGTTGTTGATGACATAGTAGGCAATGCCATCAGCGTAGAAGTTTTCGGGTTCGCCGTTTGCGTCCAGAGAAATAGACACAGAACCGGGCATAGGGACAGGGGTTGCATAGGTCACAGTACCATCCTCGCCAATGGTCAGAAGTGCGTAGTGCGCATTCTTGAGGTTGTACTTGACTTTGTTGTTTTTCGTAGACATAGTTAAGCCTCCAATTCAAAAGAATACAGGACCTCATAGAGCCGTTCGCTCTCGATCCATACCTCGGACTTGGCGTAAAAAATGCCATGCTGATCCAGCACGGCTTCCAGTCGCTGTTCCACCTCCAAGTCCTTGATGTCGGTGTACAGCTCAATATTCACTTCGTTGATTTTGAAGTAAGCGATGCCGTCTGCTGCGAAGTGGTTGGTACCCGGCAGCAGATAGCAGATGAAGGGCGGGTCCGGGGACTCACCCTCGGCGAAATGGTCATAGGCAAACGGAATGCCGACCTCCGCCAGAATAGTGAGTATTTTATCCATGTTGCAAAGCCCTCTCAATGTCTCGTTCCAGCTGTTCAATGCCGGACTGTTCGGCAGGGGCAATGTGGGCTTTACCACCCACACGACCGCCGCCGCGTTTGGCATGGCCCTTTTCCAGAAGGTGCGCCAGCTGATAGCGGTTCTTGGAATGAACGACCACCTCCAGAGCGTTGGAGGACTCCTTCATGGTTTTCACAGCCCAGCTCTTCTGATACGCACCGGACTTCACGGGAGCGCCAGCCTGAATCTCCTTCCGCACAGTTCTGCCAGCTTTCTTCACAGCGGTTTTCATTTCGTCGGTGGCCATGTCGGCGTACTCCAACAGACCTTCCATGATGGCATCAGCCATCGCATCAATGCTGACACCAGCCATTAGGAGCGCACCTCCTTCTTGCAGCGGAACTTGATGGACTTCTTTTTGAAGCTCATATGGTCCACAGCCAGAATGTTATATATGGCACCGTTGAACAGAATCCGATACCCAACAGAATCGACTTTGGATACGGCATCACACCAACGAACGGTGAAAGCAATATCCGAGTGGTCTACGGTTGTACCAGCGGCATCCTTTTCACTGCCAACAGAGCTGGAGGCCTCACCGCTGACGGTGGCCGAACAGCTATAGTAATCCGTCCAGCCGTTCTTCCGGTTGCCAATCTTGTCTGCGGTGACGGAAGCCTTCTGAACGGTAATGCGAGTGTTCAGCAGTGCAATGTCCATATCAGAAAGCCTCCTTCCGCAGGCCGAACAGCAATGCGCGGAGGGTCATAACCAGCGCTTTGTGGTCAGCATCTTCCCGATGCTCATACAAATAGGCTACGGCGTACATAGTGGCAGTACGAGCATTTTCACCGCTGGCGGCAAAGATATCTGCATCCTCCACCCGTGCAATGTCCATACATAACGTTTGGGCAGTGGAAATTAGGCTAGAGATTAGGTTATCG